CTGTCGCTGTGCCTCGTGGGTAGAAGAACCAGATCTCGTTGTAGCGCGGGACCTTGGTTGCCCACACTTTTTGACGTGCGGTAAAGTTGATGTTGTCAAACAGGTAGTTAACGTTCTTGTCGTTGGGCAAAACCTTAACACCGCCGTTGTACAGATAGAACCGGTCAACACCCATCCAAAAGAATGTGCCGTCCATCTCAACCACAGAGCTAGACGACATAATAGACGTTTGATTAGACACCGTGTCGTAGCGCCAGTAGTACGGCGCCGTGCCTGTGAAGGACACACGCACCAAAGAGTCTGTGGCCCAGAAGAGACCAGAGGGTGATGACGTGCCGCCTCGAATGGGGAAGCCACGCACGATCTTGCCGGCCGTCACGTTCACCTCATTGGCCAGTGTGCCGTTCCAGTCACTGAACGTTTGCACGTTGGCTGTGGACGAGTTAAACACCACGTTGTTGTTGCGTAACAAACCAAAGTTGCCGTACACAAACACAAACGGATGTAGCACCACAACACCGCCACTGGCGTCAATTGGTAGGTACGTAGGTGTTGAACCTGTGGAATCAATCACCTCTGTTAGGATGTACCTGCCAGTTGTTGGGTCTGGTAAAAAGTTACCGGCAAACAGTGACGTGTTAACGCCAGAGTCAATATTGTCTAGGTTATGGCCGGGGTGGGCCAACAGCTTAGAGTTTCCTGTGCCTGTTGAGTCGTATGCAATGTCAAACTGCCACAAATGTTGGTTGCTTGCGGCAAAACCATTGGGCACATAAATCTCAAACGGCACAGTGGTCTGCATGCCGGTGATAGAAACTAAGTGCAACTCTGTGTAGTTGCCGGGGGTGTTATATGTTGGTGTTGTGTTGGTTGTGAAGTTTGTACGAACACCAGAAGTGTTGTATGCCCAAAACGTTGTGGGGTTTGGAAAAGCCGCAACATGGTTACCCTTAACGTGAATTGTTCGAGGCGACACGTTAACCTGAACCACCACGTAGGTCTTGCTGAACTCAATAGGGAACGGGCCCACACCAACACCTTGGTCGGTGCCGGTGTTGAACACCTCAACACCCCTGTAGTTGCCCGCGTAAATGTAGTTAACGCCGTTTAGTGAGTTGGTGATCATCCCGCGTGGGATGCCTGTGGGGGAGGCAAACATTTGGCGGTAGCCGCCAATCTTCTTTGCCTTACCACGCTGAAACCTTGCCCACTTACCGTCGTTGTATTCGTCAGCCTCAAAGCGTGTGCCGTCCCGTTTAATGCCGGGCTTCACAAGAAGGGTGAAGATTTTGGGCGGTTCAGTTGCCATTAGAACGCCCCACCAGAGATCAGGTCAGCCTGCACGCGCCCCACAAAACGGGACACGTAGTTGCCCACGCCGGCCGTTGCGTCTAGTGTGGCAATGTTGGTGCCCGCAACAGAAAAGCCTAGTTGGCCGTTGTTGGGTGAGTACATGCCCGTCACGGGGTCAAGCGTAAACGTGAAAGCCGGAGACGCCGCGGTGCCGCGGTTGGCCAAAAACTGACCGATGTTGGTTTGAATCAATGGGTACAGGTTAGTACCATCGCTCAGTACAATAACCTGCGTAGAAGTTGGCAAAGAGTAGGGAGGCTGTGCGCTACCCTGCACTTGGAACGTCACGTTGTAGCCGCTCTGGTTGGTGTCGTTGAGCAGGTAGTACACCTGAGTAACGGCAGGCAACTGGACCAACAGGCTGGTTGTTCGAGAGCCACTCAGGGCTGTGTAGCGCTGAATAATTGGTGTGTTAGTGATCAGGCTCAGTGTGGCGCCGGCCACCACGTCAACGTCGTACGTGGCAGAAGAGAACGTCAAACTGTTAGGGCGTGAACGACCAACTGTAAAAAAGTCTTGTTTGGCAGGGTCTTGGTTCACGCAGATAAAGCATGAGTCGCCAAGGGGGAGGGCCAAACTGGCCAGCCCGTCGATTGTTGAACCTGCAGACGCGGTGTTGATTGTCAGCGTGCCTGTGCCGTTGTTACGCACCAAGATATACCAGCCCTCAGACAACGAGGGCACAGCAGGCAACGTGGTCGAGCCCGCACCGCCAGTCCACACAAAACACTGCGCGCGAGACGTGTCAGAAAGGGTGATAGACGAGGAGTACTCGTTGGTAACGATTGTTGTCTCTAGCTTGCCTAGAATGGCCGCTGTGCTGTTTCCTGCCAGTGTGGCGGCGTCTGCAAAGGACGTGCCTACACCGAACGCCACAACACCCCACACACCCACTGCTGTGGTGTTGTCTGTCAGGTACGTGTAGTAAGCCTGACCCACGGGCACGGTGAACGAGCCAGTGCCGTCTGAGCGGGACACTGTGAACGCGTTAGCGCCTTGGTTGCGGAACAGAATGTCTTCGCCGACCGACGCCTGTTGTGCGTTTGGCAACAGGAGAATACCACCGGCGGCGGACACAACGTCAATGATACGGGCGCTTACCTGCTGACCCGCGGTGCTGACGTACTGTGGCCAATAAAGCTGTACTGTGCCTGATAGCGCAATTGCCTCGTAACTTACGTCCGTTGGCTGGATTACGTTCCCGGTAAACGGGGAGGTGAATGTAGGCATTTAAGGTTCCTGTCTTGTTGCGTTGCGGTCGATCATGCGTTTCTGATCTTCACCTTTGAGTGCGTTAATGGCCTCGTCGTAGTAGCCCTTCCACATTGCAAGCTTGTCCGCGTTCTTAATAAAGCCCTGTGCCTGAAGCAAGGTGCCGTACAGCAAAGCCTGAGGGGCCTCGCGTGTTAAAAGATTTTCTTGATTCGTGATGTCAAGCGGCTGAATGCGGCTGTAATAAATAATTTGCAACGAGTAATCGTCGTCTGGAATTGGAGCAAGAGCCCAGTGATCATAGTCGTAATCTCCGTAGTAAAGAGGTTGTCCGTTGTCTGACTCTGTTTGAAACTGAGTCACGTAGTCCATGGAACGGTTAAGCACAGGCTGACCGTTGATCTTCATGCTGGTCGTTTTGCGCCAACGGGCCGGTTTTTGAATCACAGGGTCGTTCACAGTCAGTGTGGTGTTAACCACGTTCAACTGCATCAACGTTTTAATTTGGGCGGCAATGCTCTGCTCGGTCAACATAATCAACCGAGGAATTTGCGCAACAAAAGAAGTGTCGTCGCGCTCAGAGTAGGTAATGACATCCTCAACGAGGCTGTCATAGGTCATTGCTTCTGCGGCCATTTATCTCTTTCGGTTATTCAGCTTTTGCTTGCTGTTGTGCCAGTGACGCACGCGCGGCTTCTTGCGTTGTTTGGACCAACTGATAAACCTCTTGGTATGGGCGAGTGCCCAAATACCCAAGAATCTGGTTTACCAATTCAGTGTCAAGTTCTACCTTCATGCTGTCACCTGTGTCAGATCAGCAGTACGAGCGGTCAACATCAAGTCAGCCGCTCTGTATGCGTCTTCAGCGGTGATCGTTGCTTGAGCACCTGCTGAGTACACGCCAGTCATAATTGCTGTGGCAAAGTAATCTCGAATTGAGATACCTGATTCATTTCCAATTGGGTTGGCTGGGCCACCATTGTTAATAGTAGTCATCATTTGTCCTTTAAGAAATTTCAACAATGGATGCGGTCACTGTTGCGGCATAAACATATGAAGCGGGTGTAGTCGTTTTGCAAACTGCATTTAGCTGAGTGGCATTACCGGTGCTAACTAAATTTACCCCATCAAGCATCCAACCATTTGACGGGCTAATTACAAAAACACCAGCGATTGTTGCGCCAGTAGCCGCGGCACTTGATCCGAGTGTTGTAGGTGTTGTTCCTTTCCAAATAAGGCTGTTTGTAAGTGCGCTGGTAATGTAGTAAGTACCCCCAACATACGCCATTTTGTTTGGTTGTTGTTGTACGGAAGCCCAAGCATAGTAAGTACCATTATTTAAATTATTTACAAAAGTACCATATGTAGTTATTACATTTGAAGACGTAAAATATCCTGCAACATGTTCAACTCCATCAATGTAACCCCCATACAGGAATTGATTGCTATTTACCGTTTGAACAGTTCCGACTGAATTAGGAGGCATGCGCATAGCGTAAAGACCGTTAGAAGGCGTCAAAGCAAATCCCTGACCTTTTCGGTTATTCCAAACTAAATCTGTGCCGTTTGTAGCAAGGGCATCACCATAATACATCCCCGCCCGTTGTACATCCCCCGTAAGCCTGTACCCTCTATTGTTAGGGCTTGCATAGTTGATAGAACTCCAACTAGCGCCCCCTGAAAGGGTTGATGAAGTAAATACATGATTGAGATATGAACCACTACTTTCACTTACAATATATAAAGTGGTTCCTACAGATTTAATACATGTAGATCCACTTAAAAACACTTGAGGACTACTTGTTTGCAAAGCCCATCCTGTGTTATGGGCAGTCATTCTAAATACATAACCAGCGTCAGTTACCATGTAGAAGTAACCATCTACAGCAGACCAAGTAATAGCAGTTGGAATTCCGTAAGTTGCTACAGCAAAACTTGGGTTATAGGTTGTTCCTATGTTTGTTCCGCTAGTACCACCAATTGCATAGATGCTACCCGAAGTTTTACCAATACCAACCCACTTTCCAGAAATTGGGTCTGCGGCGGCGGCACTTAAACTAAAACCAGAAAGACCGCCTAAACCAGTTGTTCCTGTCGATGTTGTAGGGTCTGTACTCAATGAACAAGCATCGTTTGTGCCGTTGTTTTGCATTGTTAAAAAGTAACCGTTATCTAGCCCAAAAGTAGGGCCAAGATAACCACCAGCCTGTACTGCGGCTGTAAATGTAGAACCATCTGTAGACTTAAATCTATCTGTACCAGAACCTTGCACGGTCGCTATAAGAATAGTGTTTGCCCCCGCACAGCAAACTTTGTATGGTGATGATGACCATGACGCTAAATTTTCCCACACATACCCATTTGTTGAAGAAAATACATTTGGTTGAGATGAAATATTTTTTGAAGAATAGTATTTACCGTACGCCGTAGAATATGAAGTTGCGTATACTGTTGTAACGTTTATCCTACCTAGACTGTTACCAACATAACCAGCCCAAGTAGTAAGGTTTGTACTTGTTAAAGCACCGTATTGATTGTCCACAATCCAATTTGTTCCTGTCCAACCAAGGTTGTATATTACAGCGGTACTACTTCCAATTGCTGTGGTGTAGCTAGTTACGTCTGTCCAAGTGCTTCCATTGGTAGAAGAATAAAGTTTGTAGTTACTACCACTAAGTAAAAAAGTTGAACCGTTGTTAATTAGACACTGGAAATTGACAGCAGAAGCTACCACAATAGAAGGAGCCCAAGTCAATCCATTATCTGAACTGTAATAAACAGTCCCTTGGCTGTTGCTTGGGTTGGTGGCCACCCAAACTGAACCATTACAAGTAATTAAACTAAAGTTAGAAGCTACTGCCAAAGCACCTGTTCTTTGAGTCCATGTAATCGCATCGGTGCTTGTTGCTACATACGCACCAGAAGAACAACTACCAACTGCCATATAAATGCCGTTTGCAAATAAATTGGCGTTTACAGAATAAGTTGACCCATCAAGGGCAGTTGTACCTGCTGTACTCACATTTGGTAGCATGTATAAACTATCCGTGTTAGCGTATACCCTCATTTCATCACCAGCACCAAGCGTAATTGGTTCGGTAATTAAATTTACACCACTTACCTTCGTTCCACCAGTTGCTGGGGTTCTTTGATTAAGTTGGTTGTAATTCAATGGGTAGTTTTGCCCATTGGTATATTTTGAAATAGTAAACTGGTAATCACCGTTGTTTGCACCTTGCGCTACAATTGCCTTACAAATGGCTGTTCTACCAGCAGGAACTGTGTACAGCGTGGTGTTGGTTAAACCTTGAATACCAGTGCTTACGGAAATTGGGGTAGTTGGCATGATGTCCTCTTACGAAAAGAAATAATACAAAAGTGAGTTGTCAGAAACAGAAAGCGTCGTCCACGTTGGGGCGCTTGTTCCGTTACTCTGAAGATATTGACCGGGTGAGCCTGCCAACGAAAAACCTGTTGTGCTAGGTGCAGTCTGATATGGAACAGCGCCAGCAACACCACCAGCTAGGTTAGTCGCTGTACCAATCACAATAGCAGAAGGTGTTGCCCAAACAGGAGGTGTTACGTTACCCGTACTGGTCAAGATTTGATTCAAGACACCATAGTTTCCGTTAAACGCAACAGCACCTGTGGGGCTGATCGTCATCGAGTCCGCGGCGTTATCATTTGTCACCAAACGCAACTCATGCGCTGTTTTTGTACCAATAACTAAATCAGAGTTGGTAGAGAACAAGTACACCGCATTAGGCAGTTGGAACGGGCCAATTCCAGTGTAGGTGGAACTGTTCATACCAAAGTCACCATAGTACGTGGTTGCTGTACCTAGGTCGTTGGAAACAATGTAGTCTACAGACGCGCCAGAGCCGTTACTTGTGTTCTGGATAATTTGTTGCGCGTAAGTATTTGCAGAAGTTTGATACGAATCAAAAATGTTTGTGTCTGTGTAGCTTAAAGTGCCGTAACTAAACGCACCAGTTGTTGCGCTTGGAGCAATCGCTTTGTTTGCAACAATGTTTGCGCCAGTGATTGACGTTGTTGCGGTGATAGACGTTCCAGCGGTAATCGTGTTGGCTGATGAAACCGTATTGCCTGAAAGCGTTGTAGCTGACGAAATTGAATTAGCACTTAACGCGCCAGTGGCAGTGATGTTCGTCGTGCCAAACGTGTTTGTGCCGTTGTTAAACGTCAGGTTTGTATTAAATACTGTTGTGCTGACACCGCTTTGGAACGGGATCTGGTACTGTGCGCCGCCAGAGATGTTCGCTGTTGTCGTTGCGGCTGGTGCTGACACCCACGCAAACGCAGAGCCAGTCCATCCAAGAACCGTGCCTGTTAATGTTGGGGCGCCGATGAAAGACGTTGTGCTAGACGCTGTTTGGAACGGCAGTTGATTAGCCGCGCCGTTAGCCAAGTTGGTAGAGGTCGTTGCTGTTGTTGCTGACGTTGCTGAACCTGCGGTTGTAGCGAACCCTGCGGTGGCCGCACTACCTACCGACAAACTAGCTTGACTCACAAACTGTGGTGCCGAACCAGTGGAGGTCAACACATAGTCAGTCGCACCGATTGCAAGCGATGTGGGTGCTGTGCCTGTTGAGTAAACGATCGAACCCGCCGCACCAATCGACGCATACACCGGCGCTGTGCCGTTTGAGTACAGAAGCGAACCCGCCGCACCAAGGGCCGCAAACGCGGGCGCTGTGCCTGTCGAGTACACAATACCACCGGCAGTGGGGGCTACTGAGTACGCGGGTGTTGTGCCGTTTGAGAACAGCATGCGTCCTGCTGTGCCAAGGGTCAGGTACGTTGTTGTGTTTGGCGCGCTTTGGTAAACAATTGCGCCTGCAGTACCGCCGGGCAAATTGCCGGTTGCTGTTGAAGAGTCTGCAAGCGTCTTAACGAGACCGCCGCTGTCTTTAAAATACAGTTTGCCGTCGGTGGTGTTGAGCGCCAACTCGCCGGCAATTAAATTGCCAGCAATGGGCACCGCCGCCGCGGTGGAACTGAAGTACAGTTGAATTGGTGTGAATCCCGCTTGTGCCATAGTTATTTCTTCTTATCGGGTGTAGTAGGAAACATTCGGGCGGAAGAAAATAGGAGACTTATCGCGGTCTTCTTCTTCGGCCGACAGCGTTGCCTCTGCGGCATCTTGTTTCAGCATGGTGATTCGTGCAGGGTCAATACCGGGCAACAACTTGGCCAAGCGGTGTGACAACTGGCCTTGGATGGCAGGCACCCAACGGTCTGGAATAGCAATCTCGTTAGTCAAACGACCAACATCTTGTGGTTGCAATTCAATAATAAACTGGAACACTTGGAACGCGCTTTGTGGCACTGGCCACACGTTGATCTCAGGCGTGACCTGACGGTCCATCCAAAACTTCCAGAGCGCATTAAGAAAAAATAATGGCAAGCAACTACGACAATAC